TCATACCTGCTTGACCAACCAAAGGTCATCACCATTTGGTAAAATAATGCTTTCGTGAAGATTAGCCATTGGCTTGTCAATTCGTGACCAAAACATTGCTTTCTGACCGGCCTTGTCAATGACATTGCTTGTCGCGGCTGTGACTTCCTGAACAACACCCATCTGTGTTGTGAACACACCGAATGAACCGGCACCCTGTTCAACGATATTCATTTGTGTGCCGCTGCCGGTTGCTTTCTCCCAAAGTTGGGCGGCTTTTTCGGTTGCAGCAATTGATTGATCGGCGTATTCGGACGCGCGTGTTTTTGCATCAATCCAAGCGTCTGCCGCTGCCATTGCCAGACCATTGCCGGGACCGGCAATTGCGTTGACCAGATGAATATAACCTTGAAGAATGTCAGCCCATGTTGATGTGAACGTTGCCGAGATTTGCAGGCTAACGCCGTCAAGCGCTGCCACAAGCGACCCGCCACCGGCTGCGATCCGTTCCCAAACGTCCATTGCAGTCATTTGAACAAGCTGAAAAGCATTACTCAACCCACCGACTTCCTGAACTAGCGTTATGATACGAGCGACAACCAAACCAATCACAACAGCGATGACGCCAAGCGGATTAGACAAAAATGCTGCCGTCAATCCAAGCATCGCACCGGTTGCCGCGATTAGTGATGGAACCAAAGCTGTCACAATAACGGCAGCAACACCACCGATACCAGCACCAACAATATCAAGATTGTTGGCGAGAGTTATGATAATGTCAGCAACTGCCGCTGATGCACCGGATGCTTTGTCAAGCGTGCCGATTGCCTGTGTCACATTGTTATTCAGGATCGTGAAAGCATCTGTGATCGTTGCGGGCATTTTAGCCGCTTCCTCACGAACTTCCGCAAGGGGTTTGATAATAGCACGCGCGATCACATCGCCTGTAATTTTGCCTTGTGCAGCGAATGAGCGAAGCCCGGAAACCGTTGTTCCCAATTCAGTCGCCAGCGCTTCGGCAACTCGACCGCCACTTGCCAGAACTGTTTCAAGACCATCGGCTTGCAGTTTGCCAACTGCCATTGCCTTCGATAGTGCATTCTGAACGCTTTCCGCCCGTTCGCCGCGCGTGGCGGTGATGACAAGCATATGGTTCAGGCTTTCGGTGAAATCGGCTGTTTCACTCGCCGACCGTCCAAGATCACGCAACACGGCAGCATTTCGACCGTAAATTTCAACAGTTTGTGCAAGCGGTGAATAAGAAGCATTTGCAATGTCAACGATGCGCGACATTAGAGCCGGTGCGGCTTCCATATCCTTGATCGCGGCACCAACACGGCTTTGCATATCGGACCAAGCATCAGCATAATTGGCAATGACACTGATGCTGAAACCGGCAGCTATGCCGGAAGCAAATCGAAGCATAACGGCGGTCAGGTTGCTTGTGCCAGCGGCCAAACTATCAACCGACTTTTTACCTTTATCAGCGCTTTTGTTGAATTTGTCGGTTGCCGCTTCGGCTTTGGCGGCAGCGGGCGGCAGCTTCAGAAGCCGTTCTTCCGCCCGCTTCAGTGGATCATCATGGACGGCAAAGCCAAGTTCTGCAATGTCGGCCATAGATCATCCCTTCTTACGTGGTGCCTTGCTTTTAGCTTCAGCATCGGCGCGCCCCTTGTGCCGGGCCGATGCTTCACTGATTTCGACGGCTAGAGCCGAACAAAAGGCAGCGTCCATGTCACGCAAGATAGCATATTCAGCACTCAAAACAATGCGACCTGTCATCGTCGCCCAAGCCAAAAACTCAGACGGCGGAACCCGCATCGGCTGACCTTGAATAACGCGATTTACACTGTTTGATATTTCGTGAAACCAATCCCAAAGATACAAGCCGATTTCCGGCAAAACTATCTCTTGATTGAGTACATTCATATCAAACCGAATGTTGCGATCACGTCGCGTTTCGCCTTTTTCGTCTGGCGTATCGTATCGGACGTGCAGCGTGATCGCTTCACATAGTTCAAAGCCTAGTTCTGAAAAAAACGGCTTTCGTCCGCAAGTTCGGTGTCAACCTGTGCGCGAAGCCGGTCGATTTCCAAAATCTTCTTGAGATTTGCCGGGGTGAATGGAAGCTGTTCGCCGTTGAAGTCGCCAAGCACGCCGTCAACTTCGTACCATTCCCAACCGGTGATGCAATGACTGATGATTTCGATGGAATTCGCGCGAAGCTGATCAGCCTTGAAGCCGCCCTGACGGGTGCGTTCAAGTCGCAGACGTTCGTTTTCGATTTTGCGGGTGATCGGCTTGATTTCATCATCATTGACCGAACGAAGAAAGAGACGCAAACCAAGTTCGCTACCGTCGCCGGGATGACGCAATTCGTATGGGACGCCAACAATCGTGTCGGTGAAGATGGATGCGATATTGTTGCTGGGCGTTGCAGTTTTGGTCATGTGCGGATTTCCTTGAAATGAAAAAGGCGGGTCACTTTGCCCGCCTTGATCTAACCGGTTGATGTGTTGAACGTCAAGCGTTACGGCGCGTCAGCCGCTTCAACAACGACTTCCACGGCCATCAGACCGAGCGTGAAAACTTCAAGATCGAAATCTTCATTGCGACCCATCGGGCGCGTTGGACCGGTCACAAGCCCCCAATTGTAGAGCGTGGTGCCGGTGCCGCCTTCTTCCGGTGCGTCGTCGCGCTCGATCTTGAATGCATAGCGCAGTTTGGTTTTGGCCTGATTGCGCAAGATGATCTGACCGGGATCAAGTGCGATGCGAGCAACTTCAATCGGCGGATCGCCTGCGTTGCTCATGCCCTTCTGCTTGCGAACAACGTCATCGTCCCATGTGTCATAAGACAGAATATTCGTCTGCATGCCCATTTCGCCGATATTGCCGACGCTGGAAACCTTGACCCATGTCAGAAGACCATAGGCGGTAGCATTGGCGGGTGCGACCGCCTGTGCCGTAGCGCAAACATAGAAGGTGCCCCCGGCGTTGGTGCCTTCGAATGGGCGGAAGGTGGAAAGAGCCGAGCCAAGAAGCGCGGCGGTAAGAATTGGCAGGCGGTTCATGGCTAAGCCTTTCAAATGATCGCAATGCCTACGGCATAGCTCAATCATCGCCCATCTTCAAGCATTGATAGGGCACAGACACGGGATAGATGGTTTTGCCCAAATCAACGATTGAAGTCAGAACCGTTGGGCTTTGATGAATTTTGATTGACCGACCATCTTCACCTATGAAAATTCGTTTGTTTTTCTTGAAATGATCGCTGATTGCCGATGCAATTTCAGTTGGCGTCACATCACCATATTGATCACCATTGACAATCACTGACACTTGCCAGAACCCTTGCAACACCTTGTCACCGCCCCAAGCCGGATTGACGTTGGTATTCTTCAAATGACGAATTTCAAGATATGTTTCGTTGTTCGTTGGATTGAATTCAACGCCCGGATATGCAATGCGTAATGGAGTTGTCAACGTGTCGCGCGCGGCTTCGGTTTCGGCAATTAGACCGGCATAAAGATCGGTTTCAATGCTCATGTGCGACTGCTCCTAGCTTTAGCTTTTCGGGTTGCTTCATCAACGAATTGCGGCCACTTTTGGACGGCAAGACGTAAAAAGCCATCATGACTTTCACGCGCTCTAGCATAATTTGCCGTCCAACCGAAATACAAATCAGTTCCAAGGCTGGCGCGAGCGAGAATGAGCGAAACCGGAGTGATCGCCGCACCATCATCATATTGAAATTTGGTTGCAGCATCGTCACCGCGAACCGGGCCGGTCGGCATACCATTTAGCGACATTTGACCGGAAGCACGCAAAAAGCCGGTGTCAACACGCATGCGACCGCCTTTAGCGGTTGCCAATTGAGCATCATTCACAACAGCTTCAATTGCGGCGTTGCGAACGGCTTTCATGCGTTTGATGCTTTCCAAAACCCAACTATCAACTTGCGCGACGAATTCACCCATGATATTGACACCCGATCAAATTGGAAATCCCGCACATGCCCACACACATTGACAACATTGAAGCGGTTATCGGCCCTTCATCTGAATTGATCGTAACCGATACCAATCGGAAAAATCTGATCATGTGGGCAGATATGATGCATCGCGCCCGCAATATGCCTTTTCCGCCCGGTATCAACGCCGCGAGCGTGTTGACCAATGTTGAGCTTGCTAACCTTTATCATGCCCACGGTCCCGGCGCAAAGCCTGACGTTATTCAGGGCGCGTTCGCTGATTTGGTGCGTCATGTCGAGCGCACCGGGTTCGCGCCTGTTGACACCGATGTTGTGAGCCGGATTGTTGGCGATGCGATCCGCGTCAATAACGAAGTCATCACCGATCAGATGGGCATTGAAATTGCCAAGTTCGTTGAAGCTATGCCGGGCATTGTCACTGACCTGTTAAAAGGTCACGTTGCGCCGGTCCGTATTGAGATTGTGACCGCTGGTGAAGTGCGGGTGTTAGAAGGCATGCACCATGCCGCAACACCTGAAATCATTCAGATTGCCAGCATGGGTCATCCGATCATGATGGTTGGGCCTGCCGGTTGCGGTAAGACCACGATTGGTGAAATGGTTAGCCAAGCGCTTAACCTTCCATTTCTAATCACGTCCACCGTTTTTGACACTCATGAACTGATGGGCTTCGTTGACGGTCACGGCGCTTATCACCGGACCCCATTTCGTGACGCTTTCGAGCATGGCGGCGTGTGGGTTGCTGACGAAATTGACGCTTGGGATGCAGCCGCATTGCTTGCCGCCAATAGTGCCCTCGCCAATGGTTATGTCACGTTTCCCGATGGTCAGCAGCCCGTTAGGCGGCATGCCGACTTCAGGATGATCGCGTGTGCCAACACCTTCGGCAAGGGCGCTGATAGGGTCTATATCGGGCGCAATCAATTGGATGCCGCCAGCCTTGACCGGTTCGCTGTTGTCGCCATCGACTATGACCGAAATCTTGAAATGCGCCTGACCACAAATGCCGCTTGGGCAAACGAAGTGTGGAACGTTCGTGACAAGGTTGAAGAAAAAAACATTCGTCATGTCGTCAGCACGCGAGCAATCATCAAAGGATCGCGCGCATTAGCTGGCGGAATGAATATCGAACGGGTTCGCAAAATTTATTTGTTCAAAGGTATGTCGGAAGCGGATCGCAAAAAAGTTGTTGACGGTCGCAATCAGTTCATGTAATCGGAAGTTATCAAATAGGAGAGAAAAAATGTTTAACTGGAAAGCCGCGCGACTTCGTTTTGCTATTGTTATAAAATTTCAGTGTGATGGTTGCATGGCTACTGATCACAAATTTCAATGGGTTGGAATTTCAACCGGAAAGCGAGTGAAAACACGTTTTGCTGGTGATGGCTACGAAATCACTATTATCAAACGCAATGAAGCAACTGATTTTCGTGATCATTCACAAGGAACTGAAATCGTAATCATCGATGATGGCAGTTTACAGCAAGTTGCACCCGGTTTGTTTTTGTATTTCAAATGATAACCATCAGCGGGCGCGGCACATTTAGTCACCGTGAAACAATCAAATCGCTCGGTGCGGTGTGGAACGGTGTTGATCGCATTTGGACGCTGCCGGATTTCACGCCAGCACACAAACTGAACGAACTTCGCGCGCTGCCGGGTATTGTCATCACAATGCCTGACAACAAAATCATGATGGGCAATGCACCGGTTCAGCCGCGCCGCGAGCCGTCGCCGGTTATCATTGGTTGGGATATAGGCGAACCAGAACCATCACCACGCGATGACGTGATGGGGCGGATCATTGACGGCATGCTTGCTGATCTTGCGGGCGGCTTCGGCAACCGTGACTTGCCCAATCTAGCCGGAAGCGTGGCGATCCACGGCAACGATCAGACATGGTTAGGCCGGTTCGATAAGCATCCATCAGCGTTCTTTGGTTTCGCCAGCTTTGCCGACATGCTCGATTTTGTTGATGCGACACCTGAAGCGATCCGCAAAGATCGACAAAACGGCCGCAATGAAGGCTGGTCAACTGGCGATGCCAGTTGGTCTGGATCATCCACAATGCAACACGCCATGGCGCTTGCTCGCGACGGCTGGCGCGCGGGCGTTGTCAAGGCTAAGGAAGCCGCTGAAATCATCGAAGGCGATCACGCCCAAGCCCGGCAGCGCGTTCATGGCCTTGCTGGCGGCAGGGTCAACGTTGGGCGCATGCTATCCGGTTCGCCGGTCCATATGGTTCACCGACCGCGCCGGGACGGCGTGAAGGTCATCACCCTGCTTGTTGATGTGTGGATGGCTTCAGCCATTGCCGCCGATGACGCGATCATTCGCGCCGCCTGTGTCGCCGCCATGTGTGACGTGTTGGAAAATTCCGGCTACTCTTGCGAGATTGTCGCGGTTGGTTCGGCTTATCAGAATGGGCGGCGCTTCCAAATGGCAACCAACATCAAACAGGCTGGTGACGCGCTCAATCTGGAAGACGTGACGTTTGCGCTTGGTCATCCGTCAATGCTTCGCCGGTTGTGTTTCGCGCTCGCGGCAAATGAACCGGTATTGCGCCGCTTTTGGGAAGGTATGGGCGATCAAGAAGCCGCATTTGTTGACTGCGATCCGGGTGCTTTCTATATCAACAAACTGAATGGCGGTTTGGGTTCCGGATCATTTGCCAACAAAGTTCGCCGGGCATTCAAAAAAATCGTACCGGAAGAATTTCCGATAAATCTTTCGGAAGCCTCTTGACGATCAAACCGGAAGCGACTAGATATAGGTCATCAAAACCGGAGAATGAAAAAATGACCACTTACGGAACTATCGTAACAACAGCACCAATATCGTTTTTGCAAAAGACGAAACTTTAGTGTTGGGTTTCATGATTGAAAACATGGAAAGCGATAATGTCTGGATACAGCGCCGTTTTGCTGTTCATCCGAACGGTGAATGCAAGATGACCGATTATATCGCTCGCACAGATAACGGGATGAATGACCCAAAGATTGAATGGTATAAGATCGAAGCCGATTTGATACCGTCCCGCGCTGAATTCATTGGTCATTACAAACCAACAATGTTCAAATAACAAAAAAGCCCGGTGCAAGCCGGGCTTCATCATTTGGAGTGCATCACATGCTAACCCGCCAAATCGTCTTGCGTTGGGCACCATCAACCAACTGGCATATCTGCTACGCCGCGAGCTATGCCCCGGCGTTTCGATCCGCTGTCAACAGCTTTGCCGAGTGGCATCACGCGGTGCGCTTCGTCGCTGAATACAACGCCCGCCCTGATCGCGATTGCGATATGAAATTGGTCTGGCATGAATGGGGCCAATTGCGGTTGCCCTGCACTGAAGCGGAATTTTACGCACCATAGCCGGTTGACATATCGGTTGTGATCGCTATATGTAAGTCATCAAATCGGAGAAAAGAAAATGTTTTGTGAATGGGATAAAGATTTACAACTGAACGTTGCAAAACAACCGGCAAACTCAAACATTTATGAGTTGAGCAAAGACAAACCTTACACAATCAAACGAACTTATAACGGTTCAACCGTAGGTTATATGGGTTCTTTTTCGTCCAAATCAGAAGCCGAACTTTATTTACTTCATTACGCAACAACCTGACAAAAAGCCCGGAGTGATCCGGGCTTCAATCGTTTAATTATTTTTTGCAATTTTCTCTTTTGCTTCAGTGACATATTTTCTAACATCTGGATCATTTTGATCAAGTTTTAATATATCGTTCAAAAACTGCTTCCATTCCTGAATTGAAGCGACTGGTGAAGGTGGATCAATAAAACCGATCATTTTTCATTACTCACTATGAATTCAATCATTGTTTTGTGTTTTTCGAAAGCAACAGCGGACGGACCTTGCAATTCAGCTTTGTATTCGATAAAGCCTTTTTTCTGCATAATCATCGAAACGACATGTGCATAATATAAATTCAAATCGTCTTCAAACGCTTGATCCGTTTTGATGTTATTTGAACGTGAATAATCTGTTATATGACGTGTAAGATTTTTATTTGTATTGTCATATTCAAGGCGCAACTTCATTTTTTCTTCAGTTGTTTTTGCGGCTGGTGTTAAGCGTCTTGCAAAATAAGATGATCCATTATGACCATGTGCCCAAATTTCGCGCATACCTTCATATTCATTTAACATGAATAAATCTTGCCCGCTGAAAGATGATGATTTGGGGTGATTGTGATGAAGCGAGATTTGACGGGTTACATCGCTGATCGCTAAAAGCAAATCAGGCGGAAAACCGACGAATGATTTTTCACCATCAGCGCGACCAAGAATTTCGCCAGTTTCCATGTCATAATTGGACAAGAATTCAACACCGTTGGTGCGACCGTTTTCCAACACATAATCACGCTGTTCAGTATCAAGCCGAGCGTTGCGAGCCGTCCGATCTTCCGGCAGCGCATCCAGCACATCGGTTATGCGCGGGATGGGCGGCGTTGGCGTTGGTGCAGGCGGCACAGGTGGCACCGGGCGCGGTGCGGGCGCTGGCGGTGCTTCGTCGTCATCGTCAAGATCAGCGAACCAATCAACGGCATGCCGCACCCGGCACCGACAATCGATGATTTCGGACGCAGGCGCACCGAGCGACGTATCACCGGGGAACATCAGTTGCGCGCCATCGGGTGACTTGAACGGTTCATCCATTTGAACGGTCTGACCGTCCATTGCTTTATGACTTTCCCGCACCCGGTTATCCCCAGCGCTATCCCAAGCCTTTGTCACCGCGTTCGGCTTCAGTGTGCCTTCGTCAATCGCCTGTCGGAATGCATCGTCAGCCGCCTTGTTGAGCGATTGCATTGCTTCGGTGCGGGCGATGGTTTCGCCACGCTGCAACAACAGATTGTCAGAATATTTATCAACAAGCGCGTCGATCTTCGCACCTGACAAGGGTGTGCCGGTGTCGATAGCTTTCCGAACGATGCTATCAAACCGCTTGTCACGCTGAACGCGCGTGAAATAGTGCGGATCAAGATTTGTCAAATCGCGCCGGGCATTGCCAACCCATCGCTCTTGTGGAGCGGTCAAACCGATTATGCCGCCAGTGCGCCGCCCGTTATCCGGGTTGACGCGCCCGACGATATCGAGTGCGATGTTGCGCGGATTACGACCTTCAGCCACGCCGCGTTGAATGATGGTGCGAATGTTGTCTCGCGTGTCATCGGTGATCCTTGTTACAAGTGAACTTGAATGATCGCGCAACCACGCTTCCGACCGACTGTTGCGCACATCGAAGCGGAACACCGCCCGGTTGCCGAAACCGTCTGTGATGCCACGCGGTGCGCTATTGGCGACCGTCACGCCGCCTTGTTCGAATGCGGTTTCGATCATTTGTGTGATCGGACGCATTGCAGCGGCAGAAAGACCGGTTGCGCGGAATGCTGCCTCAAGATCGCCAACCGCGATTGCGTCGGTGATCGCGGTGATAACGGCTTTGTCTTTTATGTCGGCAACCGATGCCAGAAACGCTTTCTTGATCCGGGGTGTGAACCGGGCGGCAAGCGCGTCTAGCTGTTTGTCAACTTTACTTGTGCGGGCCAAACTTAGCGTCTCACAAAAAACACCCATGCAACAGTCGTTCCGCTTTCCGGAATTTTGTTGAAATGGATGATGTTGAATTCTGTGCCATCAAGTGTGATCTTGTCGGTCAATTTCGGATCGATACCGGCAAGCACTTTTGTCACAACCTTGATATCGCCACGTTGAATATGTGTGCCGTCTGCATAAGTCTTGCTTGCACCGCGAACCGAGAATGCAGCATTGGCGGCACCCTTCAGCAGCGTTGGCGGCTGGCGCACAGACGGGCCGGGATTGCTTGGCGGTCCATTGCCGGGCGTAACCACAATCAAGTTAATGACACCTTGATTGAAATCGGTCAGCAGCTTTGTCGCAAGCGTCTGCATTTTCTGATAATCGAAGGCCAAAGTTCACACCTTGTTAGGATTTGACGACTATGTTGCAAGCACAATAACCCGATACAAGGTCAGCCGCAATGCTCCAATATCTCAAGATCACCTGTGAAGGTATCATCATAATGTTTTTCGTCGGTGTCATTCTGGTGCTTTTATGTGCGATATAACCAAAGGTATCATGTTGGTTGACGCATTTGTCACCACGTTGATCGACAAATCGGACGGCGACAAATCGGTTGAAAAGGCTATTGCCATTCTTCATACAGCCGGTTATAACGCATCATCAATCGCGCTTCATGTGGATGAAGCCCATTCAAAGGTTATCAAATGGCTCGCAAAGATTATTACGTAAAAGTTCAGGTTGTGGATATCAAGTCAGACACCGCCGAAGTTTCGACGGTCATCAATTGGTCAACCAATCGCGGGCGCGACAATATTGAACGCCTGATTTTTAAGTGCCTGAACACCGGAAAAGGTGTGACAATCGAGCTTGACAGAACGGAACTGCCCGGTTCATAACAGCATTACGGATCACAACTGACCCGGTTGCATACGGCGGCATAAGTCGCACACCCGATCAACAACGAAGGAATATCACTATGGCTGACGAAAAGAACAAGACTGCCCCCGCAACTCCCCCGGCACCGCCCGCACCGGCAACCGCAACCGCTGCAAAGCCTGCCGACAAGCCCAAGGCTGTTGTGCTTGGTGTCCGCACCGACATTGCCAAGCCGGAAGCCGCCGCCAGCCGTTCCAACTATCCTTTCGACACGATGGAAGTCGGCGCATCGTTCGGTGTGCAGAACCGCGACAAGGCTTCGTTCAACTCGATCATCTATCAGGCGCACAAGCGCCATGAAACCGATGTGATCGGCGCGGACGGTCAGCCCGAAAAGGTTCGCACCAAGACCAGCAAGAAGGGCGAACCCGACGCCTTCGAAATGGTCAACAAGAAGACCCGCACCCGCGAATTCGAAGCCTTCGACGTTGATCCTGCCAAGGATGAAGAAGGCGCTTCGGTCCGCATCTTCCGCAACAAGTAATCCGGTCTAAACTCCTCCCGACCGGCAAACTTGCCCGCTATCTTCGGATAGCGGGTTTTTTCATGTCTCGGTGTTGACAACCGGATGATTAGTCACTATCTGTAATTCATCAAACCGGAGAATACGAAATGACCAAATTTGATGCATATCATAACGGCAAGAAGCTGACCAAGAGTGATCGCTTGTCAAATGGCTTGATTTTTGATCATGTCACCGATGACAACAAGATTGCAACTAGAGGCGGCGCGACTTGGGAACCCGGTCAGGTGTTTTGTGAACTGAAGCGGTTCGCGGGCACAATCGACATGACGCCAACTTGGCGCGCGATCCTGCCAATCATTTTGATTGGTCTTGAGAATGGCAACGAAGATGGCAGAAAGATCGCAATGCAAGAATTGTATCGGTTGGCTGATATTGCCGATGCGTATAACGCGAGCGTGAAGGAATGAAACCCGCTAAGATCGGTGATGAATATTTCATGCTGATCATCAGTGATGATTTGACACATGAATGGTGGATTTATCGCGTCCGGTCTATTCAGAACCGAACAGTTGACAATGGCTATCCACCGTTGATCCCGCGCCGCGTCATTCGATACGTTTACGCAATCGCTGTGTTTTCGTGGACATGGGGCAAGCGCTCCACCAAATCAGGCGATTATGGTTGGCTTGATCCGATTTCGGATGACTGGCGCAAAAAGTGGCGTGCCGACGAAGAACCCCGCGATTTGTTCAAGACAAAGAAAGCCGCGATCAAATATGAAATCGCAACGCATGACCCGGAATATTTCGATGATCCGGCAGAAAGTGCCCGCGTTCTGACCAAACTGCAAAACATGTTGAAAAGGAGCTAACCGACAATGCCCGCAAAGATCACACAACAGGTGAAAGCGCATTATACGCCTGACGATATCAAGGCGTTGATCGTTGCTGATATGCGCGAAAGCGGTTTCACAACCATCGTGTCGGCTGATATCGATGATGTGGAAAACGCCGACCAACCGCAACCGGTGCATGAAATGGGTTGGCATCA